CTAAGAAATAGTTCCCGCTAACTCGGGCTGAAATCCACAGCAATGTGGTTGGAGTAGGGCACCTCAGTGTCGGACCCTGCTCTTATTGACTATTGGCCGGTTACGACCGACACCCTTTAGTCATGACGGTGGGAGAGACCACACAAACAATAATTGGTTTAATAAATCCAAAGCTTTGGAGAGATAGATAACACTTACTCTCTACTTTCATGTCTAACGTAACTCAAACCGTACTGGGTTCAGTCAATAAAGCTGTTGCCAGTACCGCAGGCTCTTATGCATACGATACTAAGTATGCAACCTACCTTAAACTCTTCTCTGGTGAGATGTTTAAGGCTTATGAATCAGCCACTATGGCTAAAGGAACTGTACAAAGCCGTACTCTTAAGAACGGCAAAGCTATGCAGTTCATCTTTACTGGCCGTATGCAGGCTGGTTATCATACCCCTGGCACCCCTATCCTTGGTAGTGGTGATCCCCCGGTGGCAGAGCGCACCATCGTCTGTGACGACCTTCTGATCAGCTCTGCTTTTGTATATGATCTCGATGAGACTCTTGCGCACTACAGCCTTCGTTCTGAGATCGCCAAGAAGATCGGTCATGCTCTTGCTGAGAGCTATGATAAGAAGATCTTCCGTGTGATCGCTAAAGCTGCTCGTAAGGCACACCCCATTGAAGTTGCTCCTGGTCCTGAGCCCGGCGGTTCGGTGATCCAACTGGGTGCTAACAAAGAGTATGATGCTCAAGCTCTTGTTGATGCCTTCTTTGAAGCTGCTTCCATCATGGATGAGAAGAACCTTCCCAAGCAAGGTCGTATGGCTGTACTGTCCCCGCGTCAGTACTATGCACTGATCAGCCAGGTGTCTTCTAACATCCTGAACCGTGACTACGGTAACACCTCTGGTAACCTGCAGTCGGGTGAAGGTCTGTATGAGATCGCTGGTATCCCTATCAAGCGTTCTAACAACCTGCCCTTCCTGGCTAATGCTGTTGGTTCTACTGTTCCTCGTGTTAGCGGTGAGAACAATGATTACTCTGGTGACTTCAGCACCCACTGTGGTCTGATTTACCACAAAGATGCTGCTGGTGTTGTAGAAGCTATCGCTCCTTCTGTGCAGACCACCTCTGGTGATGTTTCTGTGATGTATCAAGGTGACCTGATCGTTGGTCGTCTTGCTATGGGCTGTGATACTCTGAACCCCGCTGCTGCTATTGAGCTGCAGTCGGCACGTTCCTGATAAGGGAGTAGACCTATGTCTATTATTCCTGGTACTGCTGTCATTCAGAATGAGCTAAATGCTATTGGTTCTATTGAGCGGTCTGATACCTTTAATCCCCCTACTGCGGTGGAATATGGTCGGGCTGTATCACCCAATGCAAAAGCGAAAACTGATGATGCAGATGGCAAACTGCCGTATGCTACTTGATAATTTTATTTAGGAACACAAATTATGCCTACTCTTAATGGTGCATCGGGTATTGTATATCAACCCGATGTTATGCAGCTTAGCCGGGTTGTTGATTCTATTCAATCCGTTACTAGCAGCACTACTCTTACTACAGTTCCCCAACTCACTATTCCTATTGGAATTAATGAGCGGGTTCTGTTTCGTTATAACCTGTTCTATACTACAGCTACTGCTGCAGATATCTCCTACACTGTTGATGTACCTGCCTCTCCTACTCTTTACCGTCAGGTAACGGAAGGTATGGCTCCTGATGATACTGCCTTTGACTTGGCTCTTGCTACTGCTGAAGGTACTATCGATCTGCTGGGTGCTGCTAATACTGATGGTTTCATCCGTATTACTGGTGTTCTTCATAATGGAAGCACTGCTGGTGAGATCCTCTTTAAGTTCGCTCAAAAGACTTCTACTGCTAGCGCTACTTCTATTCGTGCTGGTTCCTTCCTTGAATATCGGTACTTCTGATCATGGCTAATTCTACTGTTGCTGCTGGTGGTAATGGCGTTGCTGGTAGCTTTAATGCTAGTGTAGCACGTACAGTAAGTGGTACTTATGCATCTAGCAATAAGTCGGTGAGTGGCACACATGCTATTCGTCGTTCTGTAGTCAAAACAGCTGCTGGTGTTGGTTCTGAAGTTTTTTCTGAAACTCAGAATCTGCGCTTTGCTTATCCGGTTGTTGAGGCTGATGCTCCTGTCATCACTCGCACTTAATTAATTTATTGTAGGGATCCCTTCACTGGGGTCCCTTTTTTTTAATTCTTTTATAACGTCATCGTTATGCCGTATACCAATAACGCTCAGGCTGAGCTACAAGCTGTTAATGAAATTCTGGCGTCTATTGGTCAGGCGCCTGTTACCACCATTGAGGCACAGACCGTCACGTATGAAGATGGTTCTACTGTCGAAGCTGTAATCAACCCGGAAGTTGCAATTGCATATGAGACCTTAATGCAAGTCTCTCGGGAGGTACAGGCAGAGGGTTGGACATTTAACCGAGAGGTTGAGTATCCACTCACTCCAGACTCTAGTGGCTACCTAACACTAACTGGTAGTATGCTACAGATTGACCTAAGTGATATATTTGAAAACAGTGACTACGATACTGTTGTAAGGAATGGTAGACTGTATGATAAGATTGGTCATACGGATGTATGGGATACAACTAAAACTTATAAGGTAGATGTGGTCTGGTATTATGACTTCATCGATCTACCACAAGTATTCAAGGATTACATCGTATCACGAGCAGCAACACGTTGTGCCATTAGATTGGTGGGTGATGTAAACCTAACTCAAACATTAGCTTCATTTGAAACATGGCGTAGGGCTAATGTAATGGAATATGAATGTAATGAAGGTGATTACACTATGTTTGGTTTCAAACAAGGTGAAGGGTTCTACAGTAGCTATAAACCATTCAAGGCACTTGCACGATGACTTCAGTTTCTCAACGTATACCTAACTTCATTGGTGGTGTTTCCCAACAGGCTGATGAGAAGATGCTGTTGGGTCAAGTCAAAGATGCTCTTAACTGCTACCCTGATATTACACTTGGTATGCTTAAGAGACCTGGTGGTAAGTTCCTCGGTAAACTTGCTAGTCTGACAGCTAATACTGCTGATACTGCTGCATGGTTTAGTATCTTTCGTGATAACCAAGAAAAGTATATTGCTAACATCTCCTCTGCTGGTGTACCTAAGGTCTGGAACCTATTGACTGGGGCTGCTGCTACTGTGTCATATCCAGCTGGTAAGCAGGCATCTATTGAAAGCTACCTTACTGCTACTGATTATCGTAGCATCAAAACTCTCACAATCAATGACTTTACATATATTGTCAACAGTGAGAAGACAGTAACTGCTAAAACTCCACCTACGTGGAACCCAAAGAGGCAAGCTACTATTGTCATCTCTGGTGTTGAACATGGTACACTGTACAGGGTAACCATTAATGGCACCAATTATGATTACACATCACCATCTGCTGGTGGTGGTAACCTGAGGATTGGTGATATCACTGCTGGTATCTTTGCTGCTATTACTGGTAATTTTGATACCAAAACTGTTATCGACAATACGTTATACCTTACCTTTACAACTGATACTAATGTATCTGGTTATGCAGGTGTCACTGGTAAAGATCTTCGTGTATTCCAAGATTCAGTAGATACATTCTCTAGATTACCAGAGCTATCATTTCCTGGTCAAATTGTAAGGATTAATAACACATCAGCAGATAAGGATGACTTCTATCTTAAGTACATTGAACCTAATGGTATCGCAAGTACTTACAGTCAAACTGGAACTACAGTAACAGTAACAACACCAACACCACATGGTCTTGTAACTAACAATTTAGTTAACATTGCTATTACAAGTGGCACTGGTGTAAGCGGTAACTACAAGGTGACTGTAACAAGTACTACTGTGTTTACCTATACTGCAGCTAGTCAAACAGCTAGTGGTAATGTTAATGTATTTACAGGAGCTTCTGCTGGATACTGGGAAGAAACTATTGCTCCTAATGTGAGCACTGGGTTCAATGAAAACACAATGCCAGTTGCCTTGATTCGTACAGGAACTAGTCCCCTCACATTTAGGGCTACATTCCTGGACTCTACAACCTACTCAGATGGGTCAACTGTAACCAGCCCAATTGATCCTACAAAGTTTGTACTACAATGGGAACCAAGACTTGTAGGTGATGAGGAATCTAATAGTCAACCAACTTTTGTCGGTAGTACTATCCAAGATATCTTCCTATACAACAACAGGCTTGGCTTCCTAACTGAGGATAATGTCTCCATGTCTCAAGCTGGTGACTATTATAACTTCTACAATAAATCAGCTACTACACAAACAGCAGCTGATCCAATTGATTTAAGTTGTGCTAGTATTAAACCAGCTATTGTGCGTTCAGTTGTACCTATTACACAAGGTCTACTGTTGTTTAGCGATAACCAGCAGTTCCTTATGGAAGCTGAGAATGGAGCTTGGACACCTGCTAACGTAACCATTAGTACTATTGCTAACTACGAATGTGATAGGTATATCAAACCAGCTGACCTAGGTTCTACTGTACTCTATGTCAGTCGTAACCAAAGCTGGACTAGAGCGTTTGAGATCTTCACTAGAGGTCAACGTGAATCTCCTACTGTTACTGAAACAACTAAGATCGTTCCTGAGTGGATGCCACAAAGTATCACAGACGCTGTAGGTAACGCCCAGAATGGCCTGTGGGTAGCCTCTAGTCGTACTTCCAAGTATATGTACCTCCATAGGTTCTACGAGCAGGGAGACGAGCGTCCTATGGCTGCATGGGTACGTTGGTTGCTGCCATCTAATGTGATCCATACAG